CTACGAGCCTTGCTTAGCCCCCCTCCTCGTTTTCGAGTCCCCTCCTGCACTACGCTTGGCTAAGAACTCTCCAACCAGTTCAAGCGGCGGCACGCCGAGAGCTTCGGCAAACTCGACCAGCTCCACCACATCAATTCGGCGCTCGCCACGTTCACATTTGGACACGAAGGTCTGTGTATTACCTAGACGCTCGGCTAGCTCGACCTGAGAGACGTTGTGTCGCTTTCTGACCATCCGCAAGACAGCGAGTAACGTTTGGTAGTCTGAATTATGAGTGGAATTTGCCATGGCGCAGTGACCTAGAGTTCACCGCACGTTAAAGTTCATTTCGGCATAGTCCAAAATAGACTATTTTTGCTATTCAAATTAACGAAAAGGTACCGAAATGCGCGCCATAACCATCCTCCTCGCTGCTTCATTTTCCATACCAATCACCGCCTCAGCTGCCCCTAACCCGACGCAGAAAGCGTTCGTAACCTACCTTGTAAAAAGCGGGAACGAGCCAAAGGTAAAAGATGCGACCTGGGCGACAGACAGGAATCTTTATGTAGGTGTAATAGACGATAAAACGAGAAGGGATGGATTTGCTGAATACATCTGCTCAGTCGCAGCTGACCATGGAGTGACCCCTGAGCTAGTCAAGGTGATAGACATTGTGAAACTAGTCCACACAGGAAAATTCATTGAGCTAGGTATTTCGATCTGCTCACGGTGAGTGAAAAGAGAACCGAGGCTCAGCAATTCTAAGAGGCCGGGCCTCAAAACAACCCTAGATTCTAGAAATCTTCGAGAGGGTAGCGATATGCCACCCCTCAGAAAAATGCTACTTTATGACTTACTTTAGAGATCTAGGAAAGTCATAAATGATTAGCTCAGTATTTTTAGAAAACTTCATGCGGATACATGCAAGAACTGAAATCGAACTAGGCCCAGTTACAGTATTAGTAGGTGCAAATGGCTCAGGAAAGTCATCCGTATTGAAAGGCATACATTGGGCCGTCAGATGCGCAGCCTTAAGAGATGCGACAGGAAAGCTCACCCTAGAACAAATGGATTATGTACCCAGCAAAGAATACGTTCAACTCGCACATAAAACTCGAATTACAAACGGAAGCGGAAGCCCAAAAATCGTAATAGGATTTACCGACGAAAACAATAATAGCACTACAATCGAGCTAAGCTCTGCGAGAAACGATGCTGGCGTTATAACCACTATAACTGGTCCAATGAGCGACGTACTCAAAAATCAAGAAAACCATATTACATCTTACATCCCCGGACTAGCAGGGCTCGCTGAAACAGAAACGTTACTAGCCACTCCTGTTCTTCATCGAAAAGCCGCATCAGGTGAAGGGGGCTCTGTACTACGACATATGCTTTTAGAACTAAAGAGAGAGGGTGACCCAGAAATAGATGGATACTTTGAGTTAGTCGAGCTAAATTCCTGGGTATCTAAAGTTATACCTGAAGCGCGATTTTGGGTGAAATTCGACCCTTTAAGAGACACAATTATATACGCAAAATTCTGGACCCCAGACATGCGGACAACTGGTAGAAGTATAAAAAGCCAGTGGAAGCCTTTGGAAATGGCGGGAACAGGCTTTCTGCAAATCGTGCAAATTTTCACATATTTATTGAAATTCAAATCCAATTTAATTCTAATTGACGAACCAGACGCTCACTTACACCCAGGCACGCAAGAGCGATTAATTAACGCATTAGAAAAAGCCGCTATCGCCTTTCCTTCGACAAAACTAATTATAAGCACTCACTCACCTAGCTTGGTTAGAGCTTGCGGGCCAACTACTAGAGTCCATTGGATGGATCGAGGTTCGGCTTTAAGAGAAGGGGACGACATAGTAAAATTAAGAATGGGCTGGGGAGCACTAGATAAAGACCTCATACTTTTCACTGAGGACGAAAAGACCTCATACCTAAAAAATATTATAAGCCAATGGCCGGCATTAGAACGAAAAATATTAATATGGCCCACATTTGGTAAAAACTCACTTCCTCACGGAGACTCACTAAAAAAACTAAGAGAAAAAATGAAAGTTGCAATCATGGTTCATCGAGACCGCGACTTCATGTCCGACGCAGATGTCGATCTTTGGAAAACGTTTAAAACGTATGACACCAACGACATTCCTCTTTGGGTACCTGCGGGCTCTGATATCGAGTCAGCTTTCTGTCACCCCCAGCACATATCAAACGTAATGCAAGTATCGATTCAAGAAGCTGAAGCCTTCATACCGAGAGCTTTGGCTCTACTTAACCAAGCCACCGTAGAAGATGACTTCAACAATGCCATAAATGACGCAGTCAAGGGACTAGGTGCCGGTAAGAGCACACCAAGCAGGCGATGGAGAGAACTCGGGGATTTCTGCCAATTCACCGTTAAGGGCAAAGAGCTTCTAGTAAAAATAAAAGACGCAATAAGAGCAAGCTACTCAAACACACCCGACGCAAGAAAATTATCGCTGCTTCCTCAAATTATAATACCGACTGCAAATCACGAAATATGTAGTGATTTGAAAACGACTATCGAGCAAGCACTCCAGGCTGCCGCACCACAAGCGACACCAAGTGCCACAACAAATTAGACTTAGCAATAATATGTGAGGTAAGAGCCCCCCGAAGTGCTAACTCATCGGCTAGTAGGGGGGGTCAGCGCCACGACCATTAAAACTACTAAATAGAGAGGTAATGCGCCCTACTCTTAAGTAAAGACAATGTCCCATACGCCAAATCCACGTCCGAATCGCCTATAAAAAATGGCTACCTATAGGGTAACCATTTTTGTTTGTAGACGATTCGAGCAATGATCTTCTAAGCGACGGCGAAAACTCGCCTAGCCGTGACTGCCTCATGAATCTTCTGAGCTACGGCACAAGCAACCGGTGGCGGAAATGCGTTGCCTATTTGCCGATACGTTGCTGTTTTCTTACCAGCAAATGCCCAATCATCCGGAAAACCCTGAATACGAGCAGCCATCCGCGTTGTAAGTCGCGGCATACCTTCAAACTCTTCTTCAGGCGGTAGATCCCAAACGCCATGACCATCGACGCCTAGGACTGCCCATGCTTTTTTAGATCGAGTAGGCCCGAGATCAGGACCACCGTGTTTTTTTGAACCTCCGACCAAGGTAGGGGCAATACCGTTCGCAATCTCTCGCCAAGCATCAGCTCCCTTCCACCCTCTCGATGCCATCAAGTCATGCAGAAGCTCACCTACGGTAGGGGGCGCTACTTTGATCGGCTCAGGCCATGAAAAACGGTCCGATATCTCCTTACGAACCCCTACACATATGACGCGAGGGCGCAGTTGGGAAACGCCATAGTCGGAAGAATTCAGCAGGCGCCATGCGACTGTATATCCGAGCTTTTTCAGTTGGAGCTCCACACCAGCTCGGTACTCATCAAACTTGGGATCGAGTAACCCTCTGACGTTTTCAAGCATCACTGCCCGAGGACGGCATTCATCGATTAGCCGTATCGCCTCTGGGAAGAGATCACGCTCATCATCTGCCCCTAGCTGTTTTCCAGCTTTAGAGAAAGGCGGGCACGGGACACCACCCGCAAAGAGATCAATCCCCGCATACTGAAGCGCACTGAAAGAGCGCAAGTCTTGCTCAAAAACCTGCCAATCCGGCCGATTTGTACGGAGTGTTGCGCATGCTATAGGCTCGATTTCGACCAGCGCTTCATGCTCAAAACCAGCCATATCTAAACCAACGGCTTGGCCGCCTGCTCCGCTACAAACTTCTATAGATGTTGGTCCGGTCATATGCCTCACGATTGATTATTTCCTTGCGCCAAGGGAGCCAAAATGTGGTCGCCTTGGAGATTTGCTTGGTGGGCGTAAAAACGCATAAATTCCCGTAATACCTCAGACGCAGGTACCCCGTGAAAGCGGCAGGCTTCCACAAACGTCTCTCTGAGGTCACGGTCGACTCGAATGCGTAGTCCAACGTCTTTTTTCTGCATGACGCCAATTTATCACGTGGATACACACTTGTGTATCCACGCAGGCGATCTCATACTCTGGCCTCCATCCTAGCCCTAGGCCACTACAATGGATTTCGTGGATCCTCCCTTCCGATTACCCCAGCTCGTTAACGACCCAGGATTAAGTCAGGTGTACGGTTTTCTAGCCTCAAAACCGGACCTTATCGGCATCATAGGCCGAGGTATCCGCAAAGCTTTCGATGAAGTCATCGATGGGCCCCGCACCGGACGTTTCAGGATCGAGCAGCTAGAGAAAACTGAAAAAACTTACATTGGCACCAAAGTAGAAATTGTGCTTCGCGCAGAGCTCGAGCTAGAGCGGGGATTAATTCTCGACAATTTAATTTGCGGGCATGAAGTTGACACAAAGTTTTCCATTAGTGGATCTTGGATGATTCCAAGAGAGGCTGTGGGTCAAATATGCCTACTAGTTGCCGGCAACGACAACACCGGGAGATTTATCACTGGGTTATTACGCATGACCGATGACGTACTTACCCAGGGAGCAAATCAAGACGGCAAGAGAACCGTTTCGGCTGTGGGTCGAAGGCACATTGTCTGGCTTGCCGACGACTCGCCTATGCCTAGAAATTTTCTACTACACCTCCCCCACGATGTCCGAGATTACATCATGAGGCAGCCAAGTGGGATGCAACGAGTTCAGGCTTTATTTCAGACAGTTACAGGCCAAATAATTCCTAGAACTGCCATTGAGCAAGTCGCCCAACAAAAAGACCCGATGAGGCGTGCTAGACAGATGAAAGAAAGATTAGCACGCGAGAACTACCATGTTCTATGTGCAACTTACGAAGCCGACAGGGTACATTTTCATCGTTATGGCTTCTATCAGTTCGGCACCGACGACTGGCTTAGCATACGAGTCAATTGAGTGCTTGCTACATTGCCTATTTTAGTCAATGGTTATTAAAATCAATCACTGAATAAGCAATTAGAGCACCTGACATTGGATCAGAAGGTAAACCCTTTCAACCCCTTGTAATGAAAGGGGCCACCAGAATCTGGTAGCCCCTGAAACACAGCACAGCAACGCATCAGCTCATGCCGGAGCCCCCCCCCTTCACGGCGCGTCAGCGGCCTCCAACTCGTTCAACAGTTTGGGGTCGAGTTCAGCCACCCTCAGCGCCAAACTAACGGTGTTCAGTGGATTGGAGCGACCCGCGTTCCACGCACGAATAGCAACAAGCGTACCTTGCAGCCGAGCTTCGGCAATCTTGATGTATTCCCGAACCTTGGCGAATGCATCGAGCTGCATAGAAGACGCCAGATCCACGGCACTGAATGGGCGCTGGTCGCGCGGGAGACGGTCAATGCGAGACAGAATGGCTGCCGCCAACACCTTGTTTTGAGTACCGACTGCGAACTGACCAAGATGCCCAAGCTCTGCACTAATCGATCCCTGTAATTGAAGAGCATAGGAGGTTCGCTCTGGACTACCCAAGCCCTCACGCGAAAGAACCTGAACAGCGGACTCGTAGTAAACGCGCTGGCTAATCACCAGTGCATGCGAGGCACCTGCCTGCTTCAGCAACTGATCAAGCTCCAGAGCACCATTCTTTTTGATCTCAGCGAAGGCTTGTGCAAGCTCCTGGGCCTCAATGCCCTGCAAGGTCACCGCACTGGTGCCGTTCAGATTGGCTTGCCGTGTCTTTGACCAGCGGCCTTTGATCTCAGCTCGTCGAGTATCGAAGTCTGACTGAAGGCGCTGAATAGTTTTCAGCACTCGGGAGTGCGTCGAATCTAAAGCGCTAGTGGCTTCACCGATTTGAGCAGTGGTCATAAAGGGCGTTTGATTGATTACTTTCATGAAGAGGCTCCGTCACCTGATTAAGGCTCCGGGACCTCCGGGCGTACAAAATGCACACCGAAGAGAGGGGCAGCTATCGCAAGCTTGCGAAGAAAGGGCATGAACCTCACGCCGTTGGGACCGCCTATGGTCCCGGAGTGAAAGTATCGTGTGCCTCAATCGGCATCCACGGACGCCAGCGTTTTACCTGCATGTTCACCTGCCATAGCGCTCCATTCTTCCTGAGAAAGTTTGGGCAGTGGGGCAAGCGCTGAAGATGCCCCTTGTAGACGGGCAGCTACGAATTTCTGTCCACCCAGACGCTCTGCGGTGACCGGTGCTGACTCGATAACCGCCATAGTGACCTTGCGCACCATGGAGAGATAGAGCAATGCCTCGGATGCGGTAAGACTGTTCGGTGTCATGGTTATTTATCCTGTTCGGCCAATGCCTCGCGTTCTGAATTGGCATACCTATCAAGAAGAATGGCCAACTGGTTTTGGTCCTCAGGCGACATTCGCTGCAATGCTTCCAGGTTAAGCCCGGTTTCAGCCTCGACCTTGACACGCAGACGCTCAGCCATCTGCTCTCCATAACGAAACTTGAGCAGCACCTCTAGAAGACGATCGCTGTGCTTCTTAACGGTCAGCGGACGTTCTTCACCCGTTACCTTGTCGGTGTAAGTGGTAAGCCTGCCGGAATAAATCACGGGTTCGTCTACCCCAAGAGCTGCGCGGCGATAAGCCTCATCCAGCAGAGCATCGAGTGCCACCTCAATAGCCTTTTCCCAACGAGCACGAAACTCGGGGTCATTAGCTTTGTGATAAAACGCAGTCTGTCGGCTGATCCCACAGGCCGCCGCCGCAGTCTTGGGCGAACATGTGTCTTCAAGCACCTCGAAAAAACGCTCTCGAAGCTCAGGAGTAAATACGTTGGGTGGCATGTCGTCGATTCCAAAAATTGGTGTCCGACGTGATCGTGCCGTGTCAGCAAAGCACGGCAAGCCAGTGTATTGGCTTTGATTCCATGGGCATAAGGACTGCTTACCCCCTGACAGTTGATCAGCGGGCATATTCATTTCGCGCGCGAAGGTAAAGAGAGACCAGTTTCGGAAATATCGAAGTCTTTTTAGGCCGCCTCAGCAACCAAGATCGACCAGCTCCCTTCACATCAACTCGAAAAATCCGTGCATTGAACAACTTGCACAAATAAAATTTAAAGTAATGCACAAAGCAGTTCGTGTTTTTTATATATTTTTCATAGACTTATACAAAAACAACAAACTGAACGATATGAACAGTTTATTTTACACAAAACAGAAAACTACATTCGAGTAAGGTATCGAGAAAAGTTTGAGGCTTACCAGTAGGTTAGCGCAGTGTCGAAAACGTAAGATGTTTTGTGAACCATAAAACCTGTGCACATCGTTCAATGCACCTAAGCGATTGATTTAATATAAAAACTTCAAACCTAATGTTGTGCGCCGTCTGAGCAACGCACAACATTGGCTTTGTTCGCCTTACTCCCAAAGCTGCGAGGGATCAACCTTTACCAGCTCCGCGAACTTAATACGTGCATGGTCGAGCTTGGGGACCCAATACACCCGCGCGTCCTTTCTCGGGCCGCTCCTGATCTGCTGTGAAGTAACGCCGACTTTCTTAAGTAACACTCTGGAGAGCCCAGCTAACGTCTTAGGACATTTTGTACGGGAGCGTGCAAAGAAAAGATAGCTTTCATATAGATCAGAGTTATCGATTCGGATGCCCTCGGTGTTCCAGTCTTTATCCTCGTGGTAACCGGGCAGCTCGCCTGCGTACAGAATCGAAAACCACCACGCAAACTCCGGGTCCATACCTTGGAGCTTCTGCTCAGCAAGTGCATGGTTTTGCGGAATATCATTACGCGGGTGCCACCCTTCCACGTCGCGCGTCAGCATGTCTTGCAGAAACGCCGCACGGCCGCCCTCATCGAGCTGACGGTTCAGCAACCTGAAGAAAGCCATATCGTCCTTGCGCGACTCGTTCACTTGGAATACAGCAAAGCGCCGCTCACCATCCAAGCCAGCGGGGACTACCCAATCGCTATTGGACGCCATGACGATGTGGATCAAGTTTTTGCCCATCACGGTGTCTCGGCCCTTACCTTCGTATGCGACAGTCGGCTCAGTCACCAATGCCTTTAACTTTGCCTCTCCAACCCTGTCACCTGCCCAGAAAGCCTCATCGGCAAATAGCATGATGCAGTTTTGCAGATGCGAATTAAAACGGCCGGTGATGTGCTCTGGCGAACTGATATGCAGACCGTGTGGACCAGCAAGCTGTTGGAGCACCCGGCCTAGGGTGCCCTTACCCGTACCCTTTGAACCTTTGAATGCAATAGCTACCTCAGCGGCCTCGGATGGGCGCTGAAACATCACAGCGATCCAGTTCAATACGTACTGGTAGGCCTTGGAGTCACCGTCGGTCAGAACCTCACGAATGAGTTGATTGAGCAATGACCAATTACCCGGTTTTGGCACCTCCGCCCAACCGCGCCACAGATTCAACCAATTAGAGTGATCCGAGCTAGGATCAAAAATCACTCCCTTGTATTGGCGACGCTTCGGATGCTTAAGCCAAAACTGCGCACGTGTCGTCGGCCTATCGTTGACCTGCTCGACGAAGCTGTTGGAGTACAGATTTTGGAAGTCATCTTTAGTAGACCGCTGGAAAAAGTACCTGCCGAGCACCGGATCAAACTCCTCGGTGAAGACACGAAACTTACCGTTTTCCATCACTACACTATGGATGGAGTTCATCTCATCTAAAACCGCGTCTTTACCCACAAACGCTGGTACAGATTGGAGAATGTCCGTGTCAACGCCCGCCCCTGGATCTTCGCGTTCTTCCCATTCTTCAAAATCATCTTCAGGCGGGGTGCGAGCAACCTCGAAGCCTGCCTCCTGCACCAGTTTATGCAGGAACTTCACCGTGACCGGACGACCGCCTCGACTGATCTCCATATGCAAAGAATCCCAGCGGCGGCCGATAAGCCAGCCATGATCCGCGTACTCCGAATCGCCGGTTGACCAATCAATGAACTCTTGGCGGCCTTCCCCGTGGGTAGCATGGTGAGAAGCCATCATGATGTCCCGCCAGACAGACTCATCCGAGTAGTCAGCAGGGTCAATCTGTTCCAGGGTCTCGGCAAGCATCTCAGGGGTAAGTTCACCGCCCCCAAAAGTATCACCATGAACGCGGATCGGGCGGCGGATCAAGGCGAGCAAAGTGCCCGGCAAGTTCGGCATGTCTTCCAGGGGCGGAGACAAGTCGTTCCACCGATAGTGATTAGCCTTTGCAGGATCAACTACTTTCTGCCCCCCGGGGTGAACCGAGCCTGCAGCAACTACCTGACGGCCGAGAGACTTGAACTCAATCCCAGGGTAATCCTGAAGGGAGTCCATCAAGGTCACGTCTTCAGGCTTCTTGAACCAATAATGGTGGCCGCCTGAGCCGGTAATTGTGTGGGGAGATGAAGACAGGTCCAAGCCAGTGTCTTTGACGAGTTCGGCCAGCCGATCGACTTGAGCCAGGTTCTCTGGATCGTCAGTGCCACCGAAGTTGCGGGGGTCGACGTCCAGCACCATGATTCCAGCCGGAAGGCGAACACCAGCATTGATACCTACCTTTTTCACAATTGCTTGAACTTCAAGCGAGTCGTACTGCTTTGCTTGCCAGGCGCCATCTCGAGGAGTCTTGCCACGAGGGCGGCCCTTAGTATCGACAGAGTCCCACTTACGGAGAGGAATCAACTGAAGTCCAGCCCGGATGTAGGGGCCAAGGTCATCAGCTCTTGGTAAAAGCTTTTTATTTTCGCCCATGTTCACACCCCCGACTTAGCTGTACGTGCAGCCATAGCCATTTGCGCAGAGCGACGTACCCCGTCACTCATCGGCTGTCCTTTTGCATACTCGCGAAGGTCACCCATGCGGTATCGAATAGCTTTCGAGCCGACGCGGACATAAGGTGGGCCACCGCCATTGCAGCGATACCATGCGAGCGTATTGCATTTGAGTCGCAGGTAAGCGGCCGCCTCTTCCGAGGTGGCCAGCGCAGCATCAGGTAGTGAGAGAAATGCAGTGAGTTCTACGGGTGTGAGATCAGTATTGATACTAGTCATGGTAGCTCCAGTCACAGGTGCGCTAATTGCCCTCAACGCGAAGCGCTACTGAGGGCGGAACGTGACTGCCGTGCACTGCACACTAGAACCGATTCCCCTTCAGTCTTGCAGGGGAGGAGCCCGGCTATTCTTGCCGCCGCGGGCACTTCTGGCCACCATAGTCATCGCCGATGGCCCTTGAGTCGCTCTTTAAGCAACTCAATTACGTCACATGATGCCAAAGGAAATCACAGAAAAACATCAACGTTTCATTCGGAAAATCTAATCGTCTATATCGCCTCGAACACCGAGCAGAGAGTCAGCGTTTGGGCAAATAGACCTCGCGCAGAGAGCACCGCCTAAAACAGCACAGAGACTAGTTTTTGAGCATCGGCGGCCATTCGCCAGCCGTCCAAACCATACCGAGAGCATCAAGAATGTAGGCTGTAGCCTTTTCTTGAAGCGCCCGCAGGTGATCTTGGCTCGGATGCAAATAGCCCATAGTGACTCCACCGCTCGACGCGCTGTGATTCAGCAAAAAGCGGAGCTCCGCAATGGGAACGCCGGCTTCTAAAGCAAGCGTTGCGTAGGTATGTCGCAAAGCATGGCCGGTGAGGTCGCCAAGCTCTTTCTGCTTGATCTCGGCAATATGGCCGCTCCGACTATCAGCTGGAAACAACCATGGGCTACGTCGATGCATTACTCCGTTCATGGTTGTGCGGTGGGCGAGCAAGTCACGAAGAGGTTTGGACAAAGGCAAATCAAATGCCCTTGCAGCCCCTCCCTTTGGCCGAGGTACATGAAGAGAGCCGCTGGTCAACAGTTGTTCAGCTTTGGCCTCACAAACTGAAGTTCGCCGCATCCCAGTCAAAATCATAAAAAGGTGCACATCCCGCCGAATGGGACTTTCCAACGTAAGAACGTTTTTACCCCACGCCTTCAATCGGTCGGCACTAGAGTCCACCTTGCGGCGACGCGCTCCATGGTAATCGACGTTTGCTGTAGGATTGGACGGCAACTCCGGGTGTTCGCGCAGGCCACGGTTATAGACAGCGCGAAATACCCGCATAACACTGTCGGCGGTAGCTAATCCGTTTTTGGCAGTGATTGATACATGACGCTCTCGAACTGCCGTTCGATTTACGCCAATTTCCGCCAATGGTTTGTCGAGCCAATCGGCAAGGTACTCATGACAGTTATACCGATAGCCTTCTTGGGTTCGTACCGAAAGAGCTTTCGCCGAAAGATGCAGACTGAGTGCTTCAGCCAGCGTGATGCCTTGAGCACGGGCCTTCCGTTTTTCTTCATTAGGATTGGTCCCACTACGCATATTCACTAACGTGGAACGAGCTAAATCCCTTGCCTTCTTGGCATCCATTGATGGGTGGTCGCCCAGCTTCACACGGACCTGCTTACCGTTGACTTGAGACTGCACATAGTAGGAGCGCTTCGTGGGGGACACGATCAGGTAGAAGCCCCTCAGCTCCGGGTCGGCGTACAGCGTGCTTTTACCTTTTTCGGGGGTGGGGGCCCGCTCGGTGAGGGACTGGGTGATCTTGGATTTCATGGTGCTGCCTCCGTGGTTCGGGGCCACGGTGTGAACACACTATGTAGCTACACAGTGCCAAATCCACCCACATTAGCCCCTCTGATTGATCTCCATTAAGTCGAGATAAATCAGCCGCGTAAGCGCTTTTCAGCACACTGATTCAAATGATGGCACGACGCATAACGCCCGACTTGTAATCAGTAGGTCCCGGGTTCGACTCCTGGTGCCGGCACCATTTAAAATCAAAGGCTTGCAGCGATGCAGGCCTTTGTTTTTTGCGTCGCACGTAACAAGCGACGTAACAAGCGCTCTTTGAAAGGTGCTACGACCATGGATTGGCTGCAGTTTCTCTCCTCTATAATCAGCTCAATTGCTTGGCCGACCGCCGTTGTAGGCCTTGCCTGCATCATGCGAGATCCGCTTGCAAAGCTAATGCTGCTAATCCGCAGACTGAAATACAAAGAGTTTCAGATCGACATCGGTGAACAGCTGGAAGCTGTGAGAGACCAGGTAGGCGCAGAAGGCGAAGCCCCAAACCTGCCAGTTGAAGAGCCTCCATTGAGCTTTAAGTCTCTTGCTCAGGCAGACCCACGAGCTGCAGTGCTCAGTGCCTGGATACCCGTTGAGACCGAACTCCGCGACATTGCGATGAAAATGGGTATAAGCGGTAAACCAGCGACCATGCTGTTAATTCGTGAACTGTACAAAGCAGGCGTTGTGGACCGAGTGACCTTTGATACGTTGGAAAAACTGCGGCGAATTAGAAACTCTGCAGTTCACGTGACGGAATCTGACGTTACTTTCGAAGATGCTATCAATATGGCGGATATGTGTCAGTGGGTCACTGGTCATCTGAAGCGCAACAATGCAAACCCAAACCTCCCTGCCGATCTCAGCTGACCGCCCCAGAAAACTGAGCGCCACTAGGGTGCCTGCACACATCGAGCGGCACCCGCAGTACACACGGGAATTTTTTCCGGTGCACCCATCAAAAGTGCGTAAGAAGTGTAAGCTAGAAGATTATTTTCTCTTTAAACCTTATATTTCAATGCTTTAGAACCATTTCTTAACTGTAAGTAGACTGTCAGATCAGTGTCGGCACCATACAGTTTGTGACTGTAAGTTAGACACTCAGTAACATACTGTTTTTAAAGGGTTTTTTTGACATAGCTTCCAGACTTACACTTTTTGCCGACACGACTGTAAGTGAGCATCCCCAATGAATACGGGGCCTTGCGGGCATTTTTAGACCCGCTTACACCGCTTACATGTCAGGAGGGGGTGTACTTGGAAAAGCTTTCAGCGAAACGACTTGAGCAGCACCAGGCAGAGGCATTGCACAGCGCGTTGAGTCAGCTTCTCATCCCGCTGGTTGAGGCCGAACTTGCTCGCTTGAAACGTAATGCAAGCGTTCCACATGAGCGCTTAGCTGCTGCGGACTTGTGAAACCTCAGCTCGGGGGCCCCATCGCGCCGTAAGCCGTGGCGGCTGCGACCTGCAGCCAGTTATCACCGTGACAGCTCTGATTGAGACAGGCCGCCCCGATCGAACCGTCTCGATTATGAAAACCTGCCCCTTAGCGGGATTTTCATTTTTTGGCCCAGTAAAATCAGGGGGGGCGTCGTAACCTGCAGGTGACCGCCTGATTACATCGTTGTGCAACCTCGCTGCATTTTTCTTCCAAATTTTGCAATTTGTGAAATTGCCCGTCGGCGGAAGAGACGCCCTGCCCGCCTGGTCTGCAGGGGCAGTTGCACTACATCTGGATTTGCACAAAAAAACGACGCAAACCCCGTCGGCGGGAGGGGGATAAGTGCATTTATCTGCGTTTTTTTCAATATTGTGCCTTTTCTGAGGAGGCTGATTGTTTTCGAGCATTGCTCAAGGAGGACTGGTAGAGGTAGGGCTTAAGCAGTGAAGGACATAATGACCGGCCTTTTCGGGCATTGGTTTAGCTAAAAATGCCACAGAAGGCGATAGCTCACGACTACACACTGTGCCATCATCGCCACATAGCTAAGGGAGTAGTCATGAACGATTCTATAAAAATTCAGGAAATATACATTTCAAAACTCTATGGCATTTACAACCATAGAGTATCACTACGAAACGGCGGCATTACTATTATCCATGGCGCCAACGGCGTCGGGAAAACAGCAGTCCTAAAGTGCCTTAAGTACATCTTCGACTGGGACATTGAAGCATTAAGCAATGTACCATTTCGAACTATCCATGTAGGCCTCAGCAACGATACAAACATATCTATATCGAGGCAGTCAAATGGCAAGCCTACGGAAAAAAGTGATCACCTTAACCTCTCCAGCCCCCTTGAAATCTCCTTTTTCAAATCTGGTAGCTCTCATGTAGAAACTGTTTCGCCAATAGATCCGGAGATGTTATCAATCGCCAAACTAATGGCCGAAACTAGACCATGGCTGAGAGAGGTAAGGCATGGGCTGTGGTTCGATGAGAAAAACGGGAACTCAGTTGATGCTTGGGATCTTGCATATAGATACATTCCCAATAAAAAAAATAAACGGAGAACCAGATCTGCTTTTTTTGATAAAATACGTCGAGAGCTTAATGTCAAACTAATTGATACCTATCGATTAGCAGCTCGCGGGACTGAAAATTCGAAATTGACTGTTGATCAGTGCGCGTCAAACATGGTTGCTCAAATTGAGGCGGTAAGCGCTGAATATGCTCAAATGTGTCAAACACTTGATCAGTCCTTTCCGCACAGGCTAATTGCTGGAGATCATGAATTTCTAAGCGCAGACTCTGTTAGTGAGCGTTTAAAGAAACTTGAAGCATATCAAAACTGGCTAAGCGCCATGGGTTTATTAGCAACAATCGAAGGTCCATCGTTCCCCTCGGATGTAAAATCCCTATCACTAGGGAAAATTGAAACAATGAGCCTATTCGTTCAAGACAGCGAGTCAAAACTTAGCGTTTTCAGCACTCTGGCGGATAGATGTTTCGTTCTTTTTGATCTACTGAAGGGAAAGTTTGCACACAAACGCTTAATCATAAATAAAGAAAGAGGTTTGTCTGTCATAAGTGAAATGGGCAGCGACATCCCCCTTTCCTCACTTTCATCCGGTGAACAGCATGAAATTGTCTTAATGTATGAATTGCTTTTTAAGACATCTCCCAACTCCCTATTACTAATCGATGAACCTGAGATATCGCTGCATGTAAAATGGCAAAAAAGCTTTATCAAGGATCTAAAACGTATTCGTGACATCGTAGGTTTTGATGCTCTCATCGCAACGCATTCGCCATTCATAGTTGGCGACTTTCACGAGCTTATGGAGTCTCTGGACGAAATCGGTGATCAAGATGATTACTGAAAGAGAACCTGGAGACATCATTGCTGAAGTTCTGATGACTCTGTCTGCAGATCCTGAAACCGTGTTTTGGTTGCTCGAAGGTGTAACAGATGTGAAGTTTTTCAAATCTCGCATAAAGAACGGACTCTCACTAATTGATACTACAGGAAAATATAAACTGATCCGAGCTATGGATCTTTTTAATAATGACCCTCGATTTTCCGCCGCAAATATAATGGGCATTGTAGATAATGATTATGACTGGTTAACTGAGTATCAATTACCAGATAATGTTATTTCGACCGAGCCACGGGATCTTGAAGGAATTATGCTTAGAGCCAACAGCATAGCGTGCGTACTTGCTGAGTATGGGCGCCCCTCATCAGTTGAAAGCTTCGAGGCAAACGGAACTCGAATCATCGATGCAATTGTAGAGAAAGCTATATTTTTTGGAAAAATTAGGGCAGTTAACAACTTAAATAGAAAAGTATGTCTTAAAAAATTCAAACCACAGATTTTTTTCCGCGACGATTGGAGCTACGATCGTGATCAAGCCTTAGCAAGAGCAGTTCAATTGGGAGTGTGCGACTCCGTAGATTGGCTAACAACTGAGATGCAAAAACTCCCGAACGTAGATGATTGGTATTACGTCCGTGGACATGATGCCATTGATATTCTGTGTGGCGGATTGAAGTCTATATTTGGAGATGGTCGTACAATTGGCGCCAATACTATCGAGCCGGTTCTAAGGCAATCTTTAAGTGACGCTGAATTTTCCAGATCCAAAATATATACTGAAGTAAACTCTTGGCATGCGGCACGCGGCATCCCAACACCGTACACGTTCCAAACACAATAAGCACAGCGGAAAAATCATCAGTAACTTCATGAGGTAACTCCCCTCATTTTTTCCCCAAGCGAAAAGACAGATGCGGCGACATTAAGAAAGTCCGCCGCATTTGACGGAGGGGGCGTAAACTCGTGAGTATGACTTGCTAGTTGGACATTTATTTTATGTACTAGATCGAGTAAATCGCAAAGCACCTGTAGGACATTCACCCCATCTGAACCAAGCCAGGTTTTAGGTGCGATAAGACGTTGACTGACAACCGCCATACTCTTGCGCAGCCCCTCAATCCTTTCTTCCATATCGCCACCCACCGTGGCGTTATGCTTTTGCCCCACCACCAAGTTCAAGTCCCGCCCAGTCGCCTGGTGCAGATCATCTACCGCCGCCAGGCTGGCAGATCCGCCCGACAACAGCTTGAGCGCACCCAGCGCCTCGATCGTCTTGATCCCACCCACTGACTCAGTTGAATGGTCATCCACCGTCCTGGTGTGATTCTGGAACGTCTCAGTGTTCCCCATCGCCTCGACTTCCCGCTCGATCGCCTTATCGTGGATCTTGCCGTCAGTCTGGCGCAGCCAGTTGCCGTCCGCGTCCACACGTTGTTGGCAGGCTTCACTGTGCTGCCACACCTGGTCACCCTTTGGCACGCTGGGCATACTCAGCCCGTGAGGCAGGATGGTTTGGATATAGGGCTTGTGAGGCAGGCCATAGGCAAAGCACACCACCACCTGGGTGCCTTCCTCTGGAAACGCATAGATGCCCATTTCCTCGCCACCGGTGGGCAGTGGCAACGGCACGCCCGCCAGGATCGGCAGCTTGGGATCTGGTTCACCATCCGGCCCCAAGACCTCGATGTCGACCGCATAGCGCGGCCGGAAGTCGTCACAGATGCCGGCGCCGGCCGGGGCGTCTGCCACGGCGACGACCCGGGCGAAGCGTGGCAGGTGATAACCGCCGGTGAGTTCGGGAAATTGTCGTTCTACGCTGCGGCGGATTGCGTCGTCCATCGGATGGCCATCTGGTTGTCGATGAGCGCCACACTGGTGATGCGCTCGCCGTGGTTGATTGTTGCACCTGGTCGCAACCCGGGAAGGGCTGCAATCATTGCGCTTTGATTGCCCTGGTAGTCGTCGAACAGTTCCACCGGCAGTTGCAGCGGCGAACGAACGCCAAAGAAGCTGTCGGCCCAACTGCCCACGAATACTTCCCCGTCGCCCTGCTGCTGCCAGACGAAGTCGGGGATATTGAAAACCCGGGCCAGGCTGTCCATGGCTTGGTAACCAGCGGCCAGGCTGTAGAAAAACGGCGCCTTGACGCCGGCGTAGGGTCGATCCGGGACGCGAAAGCGTAGGCCGGTGTGCTGGCTGATCTCAACCAGGACGGCGCGCAGGTCGACGTGACGCAGGTTCAGCGGCAACGGGTTGGCCAGGATCGCGGCCAGCTCGCGGCAGAACAGCACCTGCTGGGTGCTGCTGGCCGTGGTGGAGCGTTCGACGTAGCCAATAAAGTGTCGCTGCAGCGTGTTGCCGTTGTAGCCAATATCAAGCGTAACCAGGCCTTTGACCGGCGCCGGGGCTTGAATGGTGAACGTCGCCCGGCCGGGGCTTTTTGCATCCAGCCGGACTTCGTTTTTGACCAGGACGTAGGGCACGCCATTGATGGCCAGCTCCTTGTGCAGCTTCATGTGTTAGCCCCGCCCAGCCAGCCGTCCACTTTTTTCAGCGTGGCTTCAAAGCCGGTCAGTTCCTCCGGCCCGCTGCTGGAGTCGCCGCCGGGGCCGCTGCTGCCACCCACTGCCCCGCCTGGGCCGGACTGCGCGGTGACCGCGTTGCCCGATCGCCGGCCTTCGACTTTCTCAGGGTTCGACAGCTTTTCAGTCAGGGTGAACTGGATCAGCCAGCCGCGCAGGTTGTCGTCTTCCCGGGCGCTAACGCTTTCGGTGAACGTCACCTGGCGCATACCAAACGCGGCGGCGGTGTCGTTGACGATGCGGTAGGTCTTGAGCTGGCCACCGCCTTCGGTCGCTTCCACCAGGCGCATCAGGTCGCGCAGTTGCACCTGGTCAACAAAAGGAATCATCAGACTGACCGTCAGGGTCTTGGGCTTGAAGCCCTTGTGGCCCTTGTCGGTGTTGCTGGTCTGGCCTGAAAGGTCGTCGCTCTCAATGCGCAGATTGCCGGTGACCTTGAGATTTTTCCCGCGCACCTCTTGCCCATCCAGTAGCAGCGTCATAGGCCCACCAACTCACGAACAAAGCTCAGACCTTTTTCCGATCCCACCAAAAGCGCGCCGGCACACAGCACCCATTCATGCCCCGGGGCGTCACCGGCCAGCAGCGCCTGGCGCAGCTCGGTTGCGTTGCCTGGGCCGATGAGGCGTGCACGCATACTGCTGTCAGGGTTGCCGCCGGCGAGCGAGGCTTTAAGGTCGGCCAGTTGCTGATCCCGCCCCTGCTGTTGAGCGGCCTTGCGGTTGGCCAGCGCGGCTAGGTCGGCCATGGGCGAGCTGTCGGCCGCGTAGCTCTCCAGGACAGCGAGCTGGCCAGACATGGATTGCTGCGCGGCCTTGACCACGGTGCAGCGCTCCAGGGGCAACGACTGCCAACGCGGCAGAGTGCCGGCGGCGGGGATCTCCCACTTTTCCGTCTCCAGCTTCGACAGGTGCCGTGCGCGGCGTTCGGCTCGCACCAGGTCAGGTATGGGTAATAGCGCATTGAAGCGGGCCAGGCTCTCGGCCAGTTGATCAAAGCGTGTGGCCAGGAACATCAGGCACAGGGCGAACTGGGGGCCATCCGGCCGACCGGTGTCGCTCACGTCCACCAGTTTGCCGGCCAGCTGCTGCAGCAGGTTCGGTGCCGACAGGAAACGCTGGTAGCCACGGCCCTGGCCGATACCACTTTGAAACGGCGTCACCACCAGGCACGCCGGGGCCTCGCCCATCTGATCAGCCAATGCCCCACGGCCGGCAACGATCGCGCCCTGGGCGGCATCACCCACCGGCCCTGGGTTGGTGCTGGCCTTGCCGTCCAGATCCGCCAAGCGTCTGGCTGTACTGGCCTGCTCAGTGCTGGCCAGATCCTTGGCCGCTGACAATTGGCCCATCCATTGGGTGGCTTGGTCTGGCCAGCGCATCGTCACCGGTGCCCAGGTCATGACTGCAGGCTCTCCCAAGTCACTACCTCAAGCGCGTTTAAGTCGCCGTCTGCCAGCGCCTGGTCCAGCAACTGCTTCAACTGGTTGGCCCGCTGCAGTAGCTCCATCTTGTAGGTGGTGAAGTCTTCGCTAACCTGGCGCAATTGCTTGGCGGTGTGCGGTCGTAGTTCTTTCACACCGTCCGCGTCTCTGCAGCCATATGGGCTATCAAAACCCTGCAGGATCACGCCGGTGAGGTTCAACTGATCGTCCAGCTTGCTGGGGTACTGATGCGGTGAGCCGAGCGCGGCCGACCAAAAGCCGCCAATGATCGCGGCCTCACACGCTGCATTGATCTCGCCGCTCTTCTGCAGATAGAGGGCTTTCAATTGCTCCGGCTTACTGGTGCCGGGGGCCAGTCGCGCCACGGGCTGTTTAGCCTCTGCGTCGAATACGATCTGATAACCCTGGGACTGCTTGGCCAGCAGATAGGAATAGTCCTGATAGCTGACCACCACACAATCGCCTGGTCGTTTCGGGTGTATGCCCTCGACCAAGAAGGTGTGCAGCGACGGGCTGTAAAAGTATTTGCTCATGAAAAGCTCCTTAATACCCAATCGCAATGTAGGGATAGGTCGAGGTGGCAGTGGCTAAACCGATGAAACCGCTCTGACTCAAGGAGCCGGATTTAATGTTCATCACCTCGGCCACACCGGTGGTGTCCTCGCCGGTGCCCAGGTTCAGCACAAAGCACGCATTGGGGAACCCAATGGGGAACAGGAATTGGGTGTTGTTGGCAGAAATGTAGGCATTGCCCCATTGGATGATCAGCCCGCCCATCCAGCGCGGGAACGCAAGGTAGCCATTGGCCGCGAGGTTGACGGAAAACCCCCAGCGCAAGGTCCGAGGCGTCACGATGCTGGTTTCGTCTGCTCCCGCAACTACCTGGTCTAAGGTGGCAATCGGCGCAATACCCGCTGCACCAGGTGCGGCTTTTTTACTGGAGTCGATCACCTCCGACGAACCCGTGAAGACAATAGGATTAGGTCCTGGGGCAACTCGCTGAACCCGCAACCCACCAGCACCAGCAATCAACGCTACAGCGGGTTTAGTGACGTCATGACGCAACCAACTTGAGCCGTTCCAGTAGCAGTTCTGCGCGAGGTGGGATTCCCGTTCAGCCGTTACGAAGGAATACGATCCACCGTGCAGATCCAGGCTCGCCTCGGGCAGCGGGTTGATGTTCTCAATAGCATTGTTGATCCCATACTCAGCGAGGGATTTACCTTTGTCCGCCTTCTTGCTGAGGTCAGAATTGATCTGCGAAATGGACTTATCGTGCAGCGCCAGTGACTGATTTACCCCCAGTAAGAAGCGGTCGACCGCCTTCACATCATAGGTATTGCCGCTGTCCATCAGTTGAGCGTTATAGGACCACTGAATCGGATTCGGTCCTGGTAGCGCCTTGCGCACGTAGGCGCCGCCTGAATTAACAAGCACTGTGGCAGACGGCATTGACTCGTCATGGCGCACCCACTGCGAACCGTTGAAATAACAGTTTTGACTGAGGTTAGATTCACTGATCGAAGTGAGAAATGCGTAGGAGCCACCGTGAATATCAAAGCTGCCATTGGGCAGTGGGTTCAGGTTGGGGATGGCGTTATGGATGCCGTAGTCCTCCAGCGTCTTTCCTTTATCTGCCTTCTTGCTGATAGCCGTATTGATCGTCTTGATCAGTTGGTCAACGTCCGACGAACTGTAGGTGTCACCGCTATCCCTCACATAGTCGCCGCGCTCCCAAACGATTGGATTAGCGCCTGCGCGCACGCGCTGGATACGCACACTACCGCCCCCGGCAATTAGCGCCACAGCGGGTTTAGTGACGTCATGACGCAACCAACTGGAGCCGTTCCAGTAGCAGTTCTGGCACAGGTGAGTTTCATCCGTGGCGGACAGAAAACCGTATTGGCCCGCGTGCACATCCAGGTTGTAACCCGGCAATATATTCAGGTTAGGGATGGCGTCGGTGATGCCGTAGCTGCCAAGGGTAATGCCCTTGTCGGCCTTCTTTTTCAGCTCATCTTCGACCCACTTTTTCCCCGCGAAATGCTTCACCAGGGAATCACTGATCGGCTCAGCCTGGCGCAGATCGATCACGGCGTTGGAGTCAGGCAGATCCGCCAGCGGCACGCAGAAATGGCGCACGCCGGCACTGTCGGTGAAGTCAGCCAGGGCGGCGCCGAAACGCACCTCCCAGCGGGCCACCACATCACTTAACTGGCGCTCCAGACTCACATCCAGCCAGGCTTTGGCGGGAAACGCCGGCGGCGCGACAGCGACTGCTGCAGTCAACAACACTCGCACGCCTTCGACATAGGCGGTACCCGGCTGCAGCTGGTAACCGTTGCCGACTTTGGCCAGTTTCAGCCCTTCGCTGAAAAAACAGGTCCGTCCGAAGGTATCGCGGTTGCTCAAGCGCTCGCGCTCGTCGATGCCGTGCAGGCGCACAGTGAAGTCGTGCTGCCAGGTCTTGGCGTCGATGGTGATCCCGGTCAGCGCCTGGGCGCCGTCGAACACCACCAGGAAATTGCGCGTCACGTTATTGCCCAGCTGCTGCGGGGGAATGTTCTTGCGCTTCTGCTGCAGCGGCACGTAGGCCACGGCCAGCAGCACGTTTTCGGCGCTCTCCAGGCCGATCCAGTTCCAGTCAAAGTCCCCGATATCGCTGCCCATCATCAGGCTGTAAACGATCTGGTTGGGGTTCACGAAACCTTTTTGGGTGACGTCATAGGTCGCCACCAGGTGCGCGGCTGGCTTCGGCGCCGCCCGGTCGACCGGGCCGTTAGGATCCAGCCCGGGCACGTTGGCCAGCACGAAGCGGTAAACAATCAGGGGTTGTTGTGCGCCTTGTTTTTGCGCGATCAGGCTTTCACCTGCAAGGGTAATACTGGCTCCCACGGGAGGCTCCTACAGGCTGGCAACCAGCGTTTGCTGGTCGTCGTTGAAGTCCACCGCGACAATGCGCAGCGATACGGGGGTGATGGTCACGAAGTCATAACGCCGGCAGGTGCGGCCGTACTGCTGGATCAAAACCCGCATCAGCTCGGGGTTTTGCGACAGCTGCGAGTCGGAGAGGCGCAACAGCACCACGTCCCAGTCCCGATCGGGCATACGTTCGTCAATCTCGACATAGCCCACGCCCAGGCGCTGCAAGATGCGTTTAAGCCCGGCGGTGCTGCCGGCGTCGACGGCGTTGATGAAGGCGAACTTGACCCGCAAGCGGTACAGGCTTTCGGGCTCGTCCTTGAAGCGGCTGATATCGCGCTGCCAGGCCAGCAGATCGAGGACAGTCAGGTGGCAGGTGTCCGCATCCATCTGCAGCAAGGGCCATTGCAACCAACCCTCGACCTTTTCCCACCAGGATTGGCTGGCGGCTTTGAGTTTGGTCAGCTGCGGGCCATCCAGCCAGAACGGCAAATTCAGCTTGATCATGCGAACACCACCTGCAGCGATTGAATCCGCGGGATGCTCAGTTCCGACACGATGTCCGCGTTATCAAAGTGCAGCGACTCAATGCCGGCGAACTGCTGGTGAAGCTCTTCGCCCAGGCGGCTGAACGAGAACCGCGACTGCGGATAGGTCAGCGTCGGCTGATAGTCACCGGTGCCGCTCTCGCGGAAGGCGGCGCGGATGAACTGATCGACGTCGGCCTGCAGCTTGGTGCGCTGTTCGGCGCCCAATAGAGCACGTGGCCACAGAGTCAGGCGCAGCGCGTGCTGGGTCTCTGGCATGACCATCACCAGCAGATCGTCGCCGTGGCCATGGTTGCCCTGGTCGCGGATGTGCGCGTTGATTTGCTCCAGGTAGGTCGCCGCCGGCACGTCCGCTTCAAACAGCACGTAGGCATTGGCACTGCCTGGGCCCCGGGGCGCGCCGTGCAGAAAGTACACGCCATCCGGCCGCACGCCCGGGAAGGCTGAAATCATCGCCCGATAGACCGCGTCGGTGTGCCACTGATTGACCGCCGAAAACTGGTTACGCACGCGCAAACGCAGCTGATCGTCCGGCTCAGGATCTGCACCTGGTGCAATCAGCCAGCCATCGGCGTTCACCACCTGGACAATGCCGGCAATGGGTACCGGCAGAATCGCGTAATAACCCGGGGCCAGGTTGTAGCCGCTGCCCACGTCCTGCGCTTCCACGGGGACTTCAAGCTGCACCAACCCGTCAGCAAAGGTCGCGGCCTGGGTGGTCACCAGTTGGTAAATATGGCCGTTGATAGCCGCCGACTGCACCAGGATGCCGGCGGGCAGCTCCAACGCACCGCCGGCGACGTCACGGGTAAACAGCAACACGCCCTTGGCCTTAGTCGCGCCCTTGCGCTCGACGTTGACCGCCCAGGCCAGCATGTCCAGCCACTTGGCGCGGGCGGTTTTGACAAAAAAGTTGGGCAGCACGGTGTCACTGATAAAGCTGATCAGCCACATAACCGGCTTAGTCACCAGCGCCGTAATCACGCGCCAGAACGGCGAATAGGCACTGGTGTTGCTCATCTTACTGCCCTGGGCAGCGACTTCCTTTTCCCAGGCTTGGCGTAGCCCTTCTTCGGTGATCGGAATGCCAGCGTCTGCGAGCGCCTGTTTAAAATCGATGTCGCTCACAGGGTCACCTCGATGTCACCGAATTTCAGGGTTTTGGCCGTGACCAGGTACTGCCCGGGCTGCACCTGGTTAATCAAAGCGGTGCCCGGTACCAGGCGTGCGTCGGCCTCCACCAGCAGTTCCAGTTGCTGGATGCAGTCGCGCTGACGCAACTTGCTGCGCTCGGCCACCAGGGTGACCAGCAAGCCGCTCTCGCGGATCATGTGCGCGATGTCCTGGGCGATGCTGGCCCGGTCCTCGATCAGCAAAGGCTGACGGGATGGGTCCAGCGACAGGTCGTTGTCGATGATCAACAGGTCGATGTACTCGCTCATCCACCCACCGCCATGGCCAACATGCCTTCCAGTTCCAGCGGGTTCATTTGCTTACCGGTGTGAATGTTCACGTTCTCCACGTGGGTGCCCTTGTTCTGGGTTTGGTTGTTGTTCTGGATGCTCGCCAGCAAGCCGTCTCGGGGCACGGCATCGGGCCGTTTCGGTGACAGGCTGGCCACGGCGCCGTTGATGCGCTGTTGGCTCTGTTCTGCCTTCTCTGTAGGGGCCGAGGCCAACACCAGGGCCGGCGGTTGACGTGGTGGCTCCAGGGCGGCGAGTTGCTGCGCGATCGGCGCCGGGGTTTTCGGTACCGGGGCTAGTACCAGGGCCGGCGCTTGAGCCTGGGGCTGTAGGGCGTTAAGGGTCGGCATGGCTGACGCCGGCATTTTCGGTGTGTTGGCCATCATCAGCGGCGCCTTGATCGGCTGCTGGGGTGCGCTCACCAGTTGCGGCAGCAATGGCGCCTCAACGGTGGGTGCGCTGATACCTGGCAGCTCAGGCGCCGCCGGCATGTCACCGAACGCGGCTTCAATGTTCACGCCGGGGATCTTGTTCAACATCTCGATCAAGCCGTTGATGGCCTGTTTAAAGATGTTGACGATGCCATCCCAGGCGGCGCTGGCCATGCTCGACCAGCCGCCCATCGAGTCGAACCACTCCGACAAGGCGGTCAGTTGGCCGCTGACCCATTTGAATGCCTCGCTGTTGAGTAGCGCGCTGGTCCACTGGTCCCAGTAAATGATCGCCGCCGCCACGGCCGCGACCAGGGCAACGATGCCGATCACGATCCAGGTCACCGGGTTGGCCAGCAACGCGGTGTTGACCAGCCAGATAGCGCCCTGCCATAGCAGCATCGCGCCCTTAACTAGGCCCATCCAGGCGACCATCAGCACCAGGCCGGCCACGAAGCCGATCACCATTACGGTGTGGTACAGGAACATGGCGATACTGCGCAGGCCGGCCATAGTCAGCACTTTCCACACCGTGACCAGGCCCAGCCAGACCATCTTCGACATGCCCACGGTCAAGGTGAGCAAGGACATGGCCGCGATGATGCCGAACACCACCAACGTGGCGATGCCGATCACGCGGGTAATGTTGGGAAACAGCTGGGTCCAACGGGTCAGCGTGCTGGCAATGCCCACCAGGCGGTCCATCAGCGGCGCCAGGATTGGGATTAACGACTGGCCGAAAGCAATACGCAAAGCCTGCACCGCGGCGCCGAATTGTTGCCACGGGTCCACCATGGCCTTGGCCATGCGTTCGGCGTTTTCCAGCCCGCGTACATTGCCCAGCTGTTCCATGCCGTTTTTCAGGCGGCTGGTGTCACCCATCAGGTTGGTGATCAGGCGTGCCGCCTCACCGCCAAAGGCGTCCCGCAGCTGCTTGCCGTTGGCCTCGATCGACAGATCCCCGAACTTGCCTTTGAGCTTGTCCAGGATGTTCATCATCGGCAGCAACTTGCCCTGCTGGTCGACAAAGGACATGCCGAGCTTTTCCGATGCGCCGCTGACGTTTTCAAAAAACGACTTATAGAGGCCACCGGCCTCCCCGCCGTCCATGGTGCTGCCCAACGTACCAAGCACCGCCATTTGTTCGGCCAGGCTCACACCGGCGGTACTGGCCAGGCCACCGGCGCTTTTGAATGCCTCTCCAATCTGCTCGCCACTGGTGCGGAACAGTTGCACGGCGGTGGCAGTTTGGCCCGCCAGAGTTTCCACCCACTGGCCTTTGCCCATGGCGTCGGCCTGACCCTTGAACAGGTTGTACATGGTGCCGACATAGGTACCCATGGTGCCCGCGTCGGCCTTGGTGGCCTTGGCCAGCACGTCGCTGGCGTTAGTGAACGTCGCCAGTTGATTGCCCACCAACCCTTTTATAGCGCCTTCGATGTGATAAGCCGAGGCAACAAAATCCCGGGCGTTCTCCCCATAGGCGACGGAGAATTCCAGGGACTTGCGATTCAGTGCATTCAACGCATCTTCTGCCACGCTCAACGATCGGACTTCGCCCAGGGCGCGGTTCATCTCCAGAGCTGGTTCCAGGGACTGGGTGATGGCCACACCGGCGCCCACCATCCCAGCCAGGCCGAGGCCCATCTGGGTGATGTTCTTCTGGCCCTGTTGGGCCAGGTCAGAAAAGCTCGTCTTCACCTTGCCCATGGGGGCTGTGACCTTATCGGTCAGGCTCAAAATGAAGGCCAGGCGGGCGCTACGGTCGGTCATCAATGTTTATCCGTTGAGTGCGTGGGCGATACCGTTGGCGATGGCAATTTCCATCCGCCGCCAATGCTCGTCCTCCAGCCATTTGGCCGTGCCCATCACCTCGGCGGTGGGCTCGGCCCCAGGTAGCCAGCGGCTGGCCAGGGCTACCAGTTGGCCAAGGCCGTTTTCGGTTAGTCGTTCGGCGTGGTCGAGGGCTTTTTTACGGTGACTTCAACATCAGGGCCGTACTCCTCGAGGAGCGTGCCGGCGAGTTGCATAACCAACACCGGATTGCCCAGCATCCCCTTGAGGCGGGCGCGTTCTTCTTGCTTGACGGTGGTGACCAGCAGATTGTTGGCGGGCGAAACCTTGTTGTTCTGGTTCACCGCGTTGAAGTATTTGGTGACGTCCTGCGGGGTCAGCTCAAAGGTGAATTCCTGGTCGCCGATCTCCAGGGTGATTTCGCGTCTATCGGTCATCGGTGTTGCTCCGTTTAGGGGTAAAAGTAAGGTTCAGCGCAGGCAAACCCGGCGCACGTGGTCCTGCAGGCCCAGGATCATTTGCCGACTGAGGGCAAGCTGATCTCTGAGGGTGAAATAATCCTGTCGAGCGTCTGCTGTGAGTTCGGGGGTGTTTGCATCAGCCACGCCGCCGGCGCTGGCCGCTGGGGTGGCTGGGGCGCTGCAGGTGGCGTTGAGGCGCAACCGCTTAAGGCCAGCATCAACGTCAAGCCGCAGAGAATCGTTTTCAGCACGTTCATGGTTCAGTTCCTGAGTGCGTTGAAGATCGATCGCGTCACGCTCGGCCAGCATCTCGCCGCTGATACGCGCCGCTTCGCGCAGGCCGCTGGCTTCGAACAGCGCGGCGTCACGCTCGCTACGGGCGGTGTCGCGCTGACCTTCCAGCAGGTCAAAGCTGAACCAGGCCACCAGGCACAGCACCAGGATGAAAGTGCCTTCGCGCATCACAGGCCCGCCTCACACAGAGCCACTTCCGCCAGACGGCGCGCGTGCAGGCCAGGGATAAACAACTTTTTGCCCTGGGCAGTGGTGACGAAGGCCCACACCGGGGTTTTGCCATCAGGCGCCCAGGCCAGGGCGTGACAGCCCTCTTTGATGCGGCCGGCATTGATCAAGCCCACGGCGCGACTGGCGCAGGTGCTGGGGTTGCCGAAGTTGTGGCCATGGCTGCTCAGGGCGTCGAACGTGTTCTGGCCCACGTCCTGGTTGGTGATGCAGTCGGCCAGCTGCAATTGGCCTTTGCTGATCACCAGCTGCTCTACCTCGTTGCACCGGGCGTCCGACCAGTAGTCACCCACGACCACGGGGTACGGGCTGGTATGGCGGGTGATGCCTTTGCACACGGTGGGCAGGCCACGGGCCAACTTGTCGGCGTAAACCGTGTTCTGGCCGTTGCCTTCCCAGGTTCCCAGGAACACCACTAGCGTGGAGCTGCAGAGCGCGATAGCGCCGGCGGCGATCTTGCCGCGCAGGCTCATGGGAACAGCACCCGAAGCAATGCCGGCCCGACCATCTGCGCAACCACGCCCAGCACGGTCAGTACCGCCAACATGCGCGTCACCTTGGTACCGATATCGGACACGGTAGAGGTCAGTTCGCGCTGGCCCTCATTCAGATCCGAGAGCTGAACCGCCATGTGTTCGAACTCGCCTTCCAACCGCGTGACGCGGGTGGGCACGGTTTCATGACGGTCTTCCAGGTCGCTGACGCGGTGCTCAAGCACTGCAAAGCGGCTTTCCATGTTGTTTTTGGGCGTGGCGCGGGCAGTCATCGGCGCTGTCCTTTCTCGAAAGTGGTCTCGCACGGAGTACAACGGGTGATCCCGCCCAGGGCCTGGCGCTGGACCGGGATCTGCTCGTCACAGTCGCGGCAATGGCTACGGCTCGGCCCCGAGGGGCGCGGCCGGGCCTGCACAGCCTGGATACACCGCTCGCGTTCCAGCTCCTCGATCGCCTTGGCGTCGTCAAGCCAATCGCCCATCAGCTAATGCCCTCGATCTCGGTGGCATCCAGGTACGGCACGCCGTTGATACGGATGAAGTCCGGGCTGGTGACCTCAAAAGGCACCTTGTGCTTGGTCTTCTCGCCGCCCTTGGGATCAATGCTCAGCAGGCTGGACACTTTCAACTTGCAGCCGAACGCTTCAATGCGCAGCTCGTCGTCGCCGGCCTTGGCGAAGAACACAACGTCGAACGCTTCCAGCTTGCGAAAGCTGCCTGCAGTACGTGCGGCCTCAACAACCAGGGAGAAGTTGGTAGAGTCCAGCTCAATCTCGCCAGCTGCCGCCACGTCGCCGTCGACATAGCCATCAGGCACGCCCCGGGTTTGCGCGGTCTTGCTGTTGTCGGTGATATCCAGGGTGCAGCTCTCGACGTGGACCTGCAGATCGCCCAGGTTCACGTCAAAGTTCTTGCCGCCAATACGTGACATGGGGGGTTACTCCGAATCGTCGGTGGAAAGGTCCAGGGCGATGTTCGCCGTGAGGTCTTTCGGGCAGTTGTGGGGCTTGAGCTTGATGTACACCTCAACGGCGGTTTTGCTCGTCCAGGTCAGTACGATGTCGCCGTCTTTGGGCGTTTGAATCTCGCCCGGGAACACCTGGCCGGCGAACTTGGTCGACTTGGCCATCTTGCGCAGTGGTGCCATCAGCGCGTTGACGTTCACGGCCATGCTGTTGGCGGTGCTGTTCAAGCGGCGATCGGCCACGCGGCGGATCAACAGGGGGCGGATCTGGCGAGCGGCCTTGTCGGCCAGACGCAGGTATTCGATCACCAGGTAATCGCTGCCCGGTGTGTCGAGCATATTGCCGTCCCCCCAGTACACGCCTGGATAGTCGGGATAGGTCTGGGCGACCGAGAAGCGCGCCTTATCCAGCTCGGCACGAATCGCGGAGGGCAGCGGGATGCCTTCGGCGTCGACCGGGACTGGCCCCAGGCCCAGCACGGGGCCGCTGGCCACACGCATGGGGCTGTCAGCGATGCTGACGGCGGCATTGGCCAGGCGACCGGCCAACACGCCCAGGTCATTGCCGTGGAGCTGTGGAACCACCAGCACACGCGGCGCGGCCACGTCGGCGGTGATTGCCTTCTGCTCTACCAGGTACTGCGACCAGGTCAGCGGTGCGACGATGCCGGCAGACGCTGCCATGACGAACACGCGCCGGCCGTAGGTGTTGTTGAGGGAAATAGCCGCGTCATGCATGGCCGACAGTTCGTCGCCCTTGGACACCGGCTTGGTGATCACCACACCTTCGACGGAGAAGCCCTGTTGCTGTGCGGTTTCCAGGGCGATTTTCCAGTCACCGTCAGCGCTGATCGGCGCCGCCAGGCAGGCCCAGCGATCACCGCCGTTCAAGCGGGCAGTAGTGACCTGGGTTTTCAAGTCGCTGGCCGGTACGCCCAGCTGCGAATCCAGGTCGCTGTCGGTGTTGAGGGCGATCAATTTGCCGATGTTTTTCGGGCCAGGACCGATGAACAGAAAATAGCGCTCGATCTCAGTCACGGCGCCTTGGCCCAGATTGAGATTGTTAACGCTGACCTTGCCAAGTGCCATGGTGTGCCTCGTTAGCGGGGTGAATTAAGGATTTGTTGGAACACCTGGTTAACCAGGTCGCGGGTTTCGTTTCCGCTCTCCACACCGAGGAACTGGCGTTTTGGCAGGGTGATATCCCAGCTCTGCGCGCCGGTTGACTCGGTTCGTTCGTCGTTCAAGATGCGGATCAGCAAGCCGGCCTTGGCGTAGTTCACATGCTCTTGAATCCAGGCCACGGACGGCCTGGCCAGCGCCTTCTTGCCTTTCTGGCGGACACGAAAGCCCAACCGGCGCAGACGCTTGGCCTGTTTGTCGGTGCAGGCGATGCCTGGGGGGACTTTGTTCCAGCGCCGCATCTGCGCGGCGGTACGTCGCTCGCTGACGCCGTTGTGCTGCTGCGCGGCGACCCAGCGGGTCAGGGCGTTTTTCCAGCCCAGTTCGGCTTCGTCGGAGCTGACGCGGGTCACCTGCAGCAGTTTGGCCAGGCCGGCTTCCATCTTCTTTTTGCCCTTGGCCGAGCCCTTGCGCTCAGCGAACGGCGTGCCGTCCAGGTTCTTTTGTTCGCGTACCCGCTTACGGCTCATCGTCCGCACGCGCTTGGTCACGTTGTTCAGCAATCGCCGGCGCAACTGGGGCGGCAGCTCAAGCAACGCCAGCTGGGCGTCGACGTTGACCATGCCCCTGATATCGAGGGCGAGCGGATTAGCGGCCATCGCTGCCCACCTCGCCTTGCTCAGCTACCCACAGATCGAAGGGGACGAACGCCCAGGTTTTGCCGAACGCCTCAATCTCGCCGGCGGGATCTTCGGCCAGGTATTGCGGCTCGATGAATTCCAGGGACAGGTCTACGTCGAAGCTGTCCTGGTCGAGCGGTTCAACAGCAAACAGCGGCGCTGGCAGTTCGTGGCGGTCCCGGTCGGGATCGTGGTTTTCCAGCCAACTACCTACCAGGGCCATCAGTCGCGCCGGGTTGCCGGTGAAGCGCTCGAGGGAGAACACAGCCCGATAGCGCATGTCAGCCATGTGCAGGCCGTCGCGGTCGGGCTTCCAGATCAGCTCAAGGCTGACCTGCTCGGTCCAGCTGTCGAATAGCTCAGGCGCCACCAGGTTACGGGCCATCAGGTAGGCGGTTAGCGCCTGCAGCTGGATCATTGCAACGACGCCGTAATGCGGCCGCGGCCTTGTAGCGCACGCACGGCCTGCTGGCTGAAAGCCAGGAAGGTTTCGGCACGCTCCGGCGCTTCCTTGCCGGTGTTTTCAGCGCTTTCGCGACGGGTGACGGTGGCAAACTGGGGCAGTGAATTGCCCTTGGCACGGCTGTAGACAGCGCGTTTATAGAGCGTGACCTTATAGGCGTAAGCCCATTCTGCGGGGGTGGCCACACCGGCCGCTGCCTGCAGGTTCGATACCCCTGCCGTCTGCAGCTTCGCTTTCACGCGGGCCAGGTCGGTATTCACTTCGAACATGGCGCTTTTCAGTGTGTCGACCAGCAGCTCTACCAGGTACTCCGCCGGCACGCGTTGTTCTTTCTGAAACTCGGTCACGGAAAGGTCAGGCCAGAAGCCGTCATTCTCGATCGTCAGTTCCACAAAGGTGGTGGGTTTCCCGGAAAAGCTCATTGCTGGCCGCTCAAATAGGGCGGGGAGCCTGTTTTCAGTGGGACGGTCCATAAATGGGCGGCTCACTTCCACAGGTCCCCGCTGGGGGGGTAGTCGGTTACTCGGTGGCCGGGTTAGCGGCCGTTTGTTTTTCCAAGGCCCTGCGGACCTGTTTGATGCGTGTGTTGTTGCCGGCCTGGGCATAAAGCTCAGTGGAGCGCTCCAAATGCTTGAGCGCGATGTCCCACTGCTCTGCCTCCATGGCGCGCATACCAATCAACTTGTGGTACTTGCTCGGGATCTGCTCGGTCAGCGTCCACTCGCCGTCAACACGTGGCAGCAGGTCGGACAGATAGGGCTCAGGACTGCGGCTGGCGTTGTACTCGGCGTAGGCCCACTCACACACGGCGTCGGCCACAAAGGTCTGGATGTCGCGGCGCTTGAAGCGCTCCGGCATCTGCTGACCCTGCTCCATCAAGAAGTCAGCCAGTTCCAGGGCGTCTTCGAACTGGGCCGTATCGAACAACCAAACCATGACCTGCACCGCAACGCGGTTAGGGAAGTTCAGGCCCGACTCGCAGTAGCGCTGGACGTATTCCTGATACTTGGGCAGCAGCTCTTCGCGCTTGAGTGCCTGTCGTCCGGCCAGCCCGTTAATGGCGCTGATTCGCTCCAGGTCCTGGTCCAACGCCGCTTCCTGCAGTAGCAGGTGCTTGCGAGCATTGGCGGGACTGCTCAGTGCATCGGCCGGCGTATAGGCCAAGCTTGCAGCAGCGGACATCGCCGCTACTGCAGAGCTGCCCAAGGCCAGGGTGCGACGCTTGTGCGCCAGGGCCAGACTCACGCCGCCACCAATTCAACGTTTTCAGTGAACGCGATTTTTTCCAGCTGCTCGATCACGTAGCCTTCGTTGCGGCTGTTGTAGTCCTCGACGCGGGAGCGCTTCGGGTTCTCGATCGTCTGCTTACGCCAGCTGGTGTCCTGGTAGTAGATCGACAGGTTGTCCCAACTGGTGACCAGCACTGCGTTGACCGGGAAGTTCGGCACGCTGAAAGCTGGCAGGCCACCATAAGTCGCAATCACCTGGGCGTTTTCGATGCGCTCTTTTTCGGTGGGCGTGTCGCCTTGCTTGGTGTACAGCTTGGCCTTGTCAGAGGCGAGTAAGTCAGTGCCGATGATCGCGACCAGGTCGCCGTCTTCGCGCAGGATCTCGTCCACCATCTGCTTGGTGTCGTGCACCAGGGCATCAAGGTTGGCGTAGTCACCGCCAGCGCCCAACGTCACCTTGCCGGCGGTGGCGCCCTCTTTGAGCACCTGCTGCGGGGCCTGCTCGCGCAGTTGCTGCAGCCAGCCCTTGTTCACGTCCTGCAGCTTTGGATTGGCCGCCAGATCGGTCTGAGGGGCGGCACGGGTTCCGTGGAAGCCGATAACGATACGGTCCTGGGCGATGCGTTTTTGCACTGCAGCGGAATAGCGCTCTTTGAAGTCGGGAAACTTCGCCCAGGCGTCGATCTTGGCGTATGGCAGACCTACGTCAGACTGGGTATCAGCCAGTTCGTAGGTGGTATTGTCCAGCGCCGAGGCGTCCTTGGCTTCGCGGTCGGTGGTCTTGGTATTGGTGCGGCCAGTGACCGGACCATTCACACCGATAAAGACTTTTTCGCCCTTAATCTCACTCACCGGGACGACGTTGATACGTTCCAGGAAGTCGGCTTTCGCGGTGATTGCGTCGTTCAGTTCCTGGGCAATCGTCGGGTCGACGCTGAACATGCGGGCCGAACTTTGGACGCCATACGCTTCGGCGATCGCTTCCTGCAGCTCGGCATATTGCTTGGCGCCACGGGCGCTTAAAGGCTGGGCCATGTCAGAGCACCTTACGTCGTGGGGCGGCTACTGGGCCGGGGTTGCGTGGCAACTGGCGACCTGCGGAAGTGTTCTGCAGCGCAGTGAAACGCTTTTCCAAAGCCGCCATGCTCGCCAACAGGGCCTTATTCGTGGCCGCGCCCTTACGGCTGAACTCACGTTCGTCTTCTGCTGTAGTGACGATCTCGTCTACGGCCGCGCTCACGTCGTCGATGGGTGCCTGGTCGGGCTCTGGTGCGTCTGCGGCGGCGGGTTCAATCACAGCCTGAATGCCGGCAGCGACGACAAGCAGCTGCTCCAGCAGGGCTTTAAGCGCCGTTGCGGTAGCTTCATCCATTGGGGGTTTGCTCTCAGTTGGGGTGGTGGGTTCGGCGGGCTCGGCATCCGTGGAAAAGCGCTTGAACAAACCGGTGAGCAAGCCGATCAACTTGCCGACCTCGCTTTGCGGCTCAGCTTCAAAAGAGCCCAGTTCAACGGACGCGGCGTAGTACGTCGCTTTATTGGTTTGGCGGGAGAAGTACAGTTCTTGAGTGCCAAGGCTTGACGGTGTGTCGGTGACCGCAAGGCCGGTCAGGTAGGATTTGCCGCTACCGGCGAAATTCGGCCAAATCTCAATACTGGTAAACAGCTTCTGCCCCTGGTCATTCAGGTACAGCAGCCGATCGTTGGGCTTGAGCTGGGCCTCCAGAGCAACTTGCCCTTCCTCCAGATCATCGCCCTCCTCGACCAGCCGGACCGCGTAAACGGTGCCGAAAGAACCTTCTGCACGCTGGTGTTCACACCAGATCACAGCCGTATATTTCGACGGCTTGTAGGTTTCAGCGATATCGCGCAGTTCCTGGGGAAGGATCTCGCGACCATCGGCGGTAATGCCGCTGGTGGCGACACGTTTCCAGAATGAAACAAGGGAACGGGGCATGGGCGATAACTGCGCTCAATCGGTTGAATGAGCCGCCACGATAGGGAGCCGCCAAGCCCCAAACAAACGGTTCAAATGCGCGTTTCTCCTATATCAACGATATAGGTGGATCACGGAATTTAACCCCGCGTTTCCGGCGTTTTCGCCGCATAGACTGCGGCCCATGTACTACTCGACCGAAGTTAAAGAAGCCGCTAAACGCCTGTTTCTGCGCCGCTGTAAGGCCAAGGAAATCCAGGCGCAGCTCAACCTGCCCAACATCCGCATCGTCTACTACTGGATACGCCAGGGCGGGTGGGAGGACATGCTGTCGGACGAAGAACCGCTGACCGCCGTCGGCCGGCGAATCACGCTGCTCCTGGACAAAGCCAGCAGCCTGACCAAAGACGAGCTCAACGAGCTGGACCGCCTGACAACGGTGCGCGAGCGCTTGTTAAAGCAAGCGGTCAAGCCGTCGCCGGCACCGGTCGGGGAATCAGGCAGCGAACCGCAGGAACGCCGCCAGGGCGCGCGTGGCGAACGTTCGGGCCGTGGCGATAACGGAGGGAAGAAACGCGAGAAGAAAGCCAAGAACGACATCAGCGGGCTGACCGAAGTCGACTTCCTGGATAAGTTCATCAGCAAGATGTACCGCTATCAGCAGGAGCTGTTCGCGGCCAAGCAAAACCCGCTGACGTGCCGTATCCGCAACATCCTGAAAAGCCGCCAGGTGGGCCTGACCTACTACTTCGCCGGCGAAGCCTTCATGGATGCGGTGCTGACTGGCGACAACCAGGTGTTCCTGTCGGCCAGCCGCTCGCAGTCGGAGATTTTCCGGAGCTACATCATCCAGTTTGCCAAACAGTGGTTCGACATCGAGCTGACCGGCAACCCGATCACGCTCAGCAACGGCGCCGAGTTGCGCTTTCTCAGCACCAACAGCAGCACCGCCCAGGGCTACCATGGCCACGTCTACGTCGATGAATATTTCTGGATACGTGACTTCGACAAACTCAGCACCGTGGCCAGCGCCATGGGCACCCACAAGAAATGGCGCAAAACCTATTTCTCGACGCCCAGCGCGGTGTCGCACCAGGCGTACCCGTTCTGGTCCGGTGAGGAGTTCCGCAACAGCAAACGCGGCAAGAAAGCTGGCGGCACTTGGCCCACCGAGGCGTCATACACCCAGGGCGCGCTGTGCCCCGATGGTCAATGGCGCAAGACCATTACTCTGGACGACGCCATCGCCGGCGGCTGCGATCTATTCGACCTGGAACAGCTGCAGCTGGAGTACGACGAAGACAAATTCCAGCAACTGTTCTACTGCAAGTTCATCGACAGCAGCCAAAGCGCGTTCGGCCTCAAGGATCTGGAGCGCTGCTATTCCGACCTGTCGCTATGGGAAGACTACGACTCCGATCTGGATCGGCCTTTCGGCAACAGCCCGGTGTGGCTTGGCTACGATCCGAGCCGCACACGAGACGACGCCACCTGTGTGGTGGTCGCTCCCCCACTGGAATCCGGGGCGAAATTCCGCATCCTGGAAAAACACAGCTGGCGTGGGCAGTCGTTCAAGTACCAGGCCGACCAGGTCAAAAAGCTTACCGAGCGTTTCAATGTTCAGCACATCGGCATCGACACGACCGGTATCGGTTACGGCGTGTTTGACCTGGTGCGCGACTTCTACCCGCGTGCGACCGCTATCCATTACAGCCTTGAAACCAAAAACACTCTGGTACTCAAGGCCCAAGACACGATCCAGGGCAGTCGCATCGAGTGGGACGCCGGCTGGACCGACATCGCCCAGGCGTTCCTGACGATCAAGCGCGGCACCACCACCAGCGGTCAGGTCACTTACAGCGCTTCGCGCACGGACGCCACCGGTCACGCCGATATCGCCTGGTCGATCATGCACGCCCTGTTCAATGAACCCCTCAACACCAACAAGCGGCGCCGTAGCCGCTATGTCACGAGCGGAACCAATGCCCAAGCCACGACACAAAAAGCCCCAAGCCAGCCAGCAGGTACAACAGCCACAGCCCATGCGGGCGTTCACCTTCGGAGAACCGGAACAGGTGCTGTCCGGCAACATAGGCGAGTACCTGGGGGTATTTCTCAGCGACGACGGCGAAATCTACAAGCCGCCGGTGTCGCGGGCGGGCCTGGCCAAGCTACTGCGCGCCAACGCACACCACGGCGCCATTCCCAAGTTCAAGCGCAACCTGCTGTTGCGTGAATTCATCCCGTCCGAGGGCTGCAGCACGCAGACCATGGGCCGGGCGAGCCTGGATTACATGGTGTTCGGGGAGGCGTATTTCTATCGTGATACCAACGCCTTTGGCGAAGTGCTGGAGATGCAACACCTGCCCGCCATCAACATGCGGGTGAAGGTCGACGGCGGGTTCAGGATGCTGCTGCCAGACAGCAAGTACATGGACTTCCACCAGGACGAAATCGAACACGTCCTGGACTACGACGTGGAACAGAACATCTACGGCGTGCCCGACTACCTGGGCGGCCTGCAGGCCCTGTTGCTCAACGAAGCCGCCACCCTGTTCCGCCGGCGCTACTACAGCAACGGCGCGCACGCGGGTTACATCTTCTACACCAACGACCCGGACTTGACCGAGGAAGACGAAGAGAACCTGCGCGCCCAGATCAGCGCCAGTAAGGGTGTGGGCAACTTCCGCTCGATGTTCGTCAACATTCCCAACGGCAAGGAAAACGCCATCCAGATCATCCCCGTGGGGGACTTCCAGGCCAAGGACGAACTGGAGAAGGTGAAGAACATCACGCGCAATGACGTGATCGCGGCGTGGCGTATGAACCCTGCCCTGGCCGGAATCATCCCGGAAAACAGCGGCGGGTTTGGGGACATTGAGAAGATTGATCGCGTGTACACCAGCAACGAAATCCGGCCGATCTGCCAGCTATTCGACCAGGTTAACGAGACGTTGCGAAGGGATAGACGGTTTACGTGGCGAATTTTAGAAATATAGATATTTCAACTATATGAACTTAAACCAACAGCTTTAAACATATTTAAATCTGGCAAAATAATGGCGCTTTGCTACACCCTGGGGAGGGATAAATGCGAGTTACTTGTAAATGCGGACATAAGGGTCGAATTGCCTCCAGGGAGGCACTTTCAGAGGATTTCGCAAAACTCTATTGCCAATGCCTTGATGCTCAATGCGGTCATACATGGGTCGCGAATCTCACTTTCTCACACACTATAAGCCCATCAGCTCAAACGTTTGAGCGGATGCTCTATGACCGACTTCGAGAACTGCCAAGAAACCAGCAACGCGAACTATTTGACCGACTGGGATCCCAACCTGCAGTGTGAGTGACAACCGCCGGCGTCATTAGTCGACGGTTGAATTTTTGCGAGTAGCTATTGACGATCTATCTTGCCGTAACTCATGACCATAACCTCAGTCACTCGGCGAATTTTTTGTTGATCTCTCTCGCTCATCGAACGGATGAGTTCAATTAAGCGACGCTCAAGATCATTTAGATCATTCCAGCGAGGCTCTTTGGTTTTCGAGGCCATACAGTCATTTTTAACGTGATCCAACATGCGTATTTCTCCATAAATGCATTGCTGGATCGAAGGTATCGGCATCGAATAACTTTTAAAGTTAAAAGGTACAAAATGCCCAACCTAGTTACGAACGGTTTCACTTTGGCTGCCGTGCAACATCGTCGGCCATGGCTTTCAAAATCCGAAGAATCGTGCGTTGGTCGTCTTCGGGGATGCTTCGAAAGTGCGCAATCACCTTCTCCTCTAGGTCGCTCAGTCCCGCACCTACGAACCGTCGACCACAAAGCACATAAATTGTGTCCACTCCCAACGTGGCAACGCCCGCGAGATATGACGTGTCTGGATTCCGGCCACCGCGCTCGTAGGTTCCTTGGGTATTGCGGTTCACACCCCCTGCCTGCGCTAAGTCCTCCTGACTTAGGTTCAACCTAATGCGTTCTTCACGCAAACGGTCGCCAACAGAGTCATCACTCCCTGAATCAGATGCACAATTTTTCAAGCATCACCCCTGTACAAGACCAAATTAACGTGCATAATCACCACCAATGAACACAAAACAACCCGTTTCAACAGGAGTGAACACACTATGCCCGCGCCCGTTACACCGGAGCAAGCCCGCGCAGCCCTTGATAGAAAGGGCATGAGCATCGCTGAATTTTGCCGAATCCATGACCTGAACAAAAATTTGGTCAGCGACCTTTTAAACGGGCGTCGAAAAGGTCGCCGCGGGGAGGCACATCGCGCAGCCGTCCTCCTGGGGATCAAAGACGGCGTGATTGCACAGTAATGGCCAAGGCTCTAAGGGAACAGCAGAAGATGAAAAATCAGGTTCTAAAGACACGTCGCGAAGTGGTCAGTGCAATTATTTGCACCTTAGAAGGTGGCCGCGAATGCGCCGCCGCTCGGATCGGCTTACCGCTCAAGAAATTTGATAACCACGCCTATGAGAACAACAACTGCCGCCCTTTGACGGATGTGCAGATTTTCCAGTTGGAGCAAGTGACCGGTACCCAGCACCTACCCAACTACTTGGCGGCAATGTACGGCGGCATGTTCGTGCCCGTGATCCATCCAGAAAGCCTGGACAACGTGGAGATGTACACACGGGCTATGCAAAGTTCGGCCAAGCAGGGAACGGTCGATCAAGCCATTGCACAGGCCCTTGAAGACGGTGTGATCACCGATGCCGAGGCCGAGTTGATACAGAACGCTCACACCTTACATATAGCGGCACGAACCGCCGAAGTCTTTGCCGCCATCGATCTCTACCGCGCTAAGTCGGGGAAAGCCAAATGAATACTCAGACCAACACCCCGGATTACCAGGAATGCATACAAAACGCTGCACTGGCTTTCCTTGAGCGCCATCAGGCCGAACACCTGAACGACATTTCGGCACTACTCAACCGCACAATCAATCACCTGGTGAGCAGCTTCGACGTCGCGGAATCGGTTGCAATCAAACTGACTTCCCTTGCCCACATTGAGCTGGTGGAAATAGCGTTCCGCCAACGCCTTGATCTGGACTACAGCAGCGCCACTGTTGTGGTGATCAAAGACCCCATCAAAGGGGTTTGCTGGTCCGTACCAGTCAGCCTGATCTATGAACGCATCCTGAACGCTCCAGACAACGTGCGTTTGCGCTCCGCAAACTCGTAACCCCCAACCAAACCGATCGCCGGCCCCACACCCTGTGGGTTTGGGTGAAGTGCGCCCGAAATTGAGGTTTAACGATGGCAAACGCCTTAATTGTCACCACACAACTGCCTCCAGCAGAGGCCGAAGCGTTGCTGGCCAACCTGCGCGAACAGTATCGCTTGAGCCTCAATGAACATTGGTACGCCGACCAATTCCGCCTTGTTGCGGATGGTCTGCGCCACGGCGCAATTCTCGCCCATGTCCCGGTGATGGCAGCGCAAAAACGCCTCATGGCCGCGCTCTCTCACAGCCTAAAGGCAGCGAAATAATGTCCCTGATGAAAGATGATATCCGTGCCCAAGTCATCGAGCGGCTACAGTTCGATTTCGACCTGAAGATCCGTACCGGCTCCAACTACATGCGCGGCGGCACATGCCCAAAATGCAAAAAGAAAGAGCTGTACGCCCGCTATGACAACCCTTGGCAGATCCGCTGTGGCCGGCCTGAACGCTGTGGTCATATAGAACACGTAAAGGATCTGTACGACGACCTATTTGAAGACTGGAGCAAGCGCGCACCGGCGACGGACAACGATCCGACCGTAACAGCGCGTGCGTACCTTGAGTTCGCCCGCGGCTTCGATGTGGGGACGTTGACAGGCTGGTTCACCCAGGAGAATTACGTAAACCATGAAACGGGCGAATCCAGCGCCACAATCCGGTTCCCTCTACCAAATGACGGTTATTGGGAACGCCTGATTGATCGCCCGGCCCGCTTCGGGAAAATGAAGGCTCGCTTTAAGCCTAAGTACAGCGCTTATGGCCACTGGTGGTGTCCACCGTCCGTGGACCTGGCCACCGTTGAAGAACTATGGATCGTTGAGGGGATTTTTGACGCCATCGCGCTGCAGCACAACGGGATCAACGCTGTCTCCGCGATGTCGAGCGTGAGTTTCCCAGCGCACGCTTTGGAGCAGCTTGTAGAGAAACGCAAAGGTAATCTTCCTCGCCTGGTGTGGGCCTTGGACAACGAGCCAACAGCGCGCAGCTACCTGCAGCGCTGGGTCAAGATGTCCCGTCAGCTTGGATTCAGCTGCACCGCTGCCCTTATTCCACAACGCGATGGCCGCAAGGTTGATTGGAACGATCAGCATCAGCGTTGGGGGTTTGAAGAAACCGACACGCGCGATCAGCGCCGTACCCGCGACCTTGCAATCGCACGCCACGAAGGCGATCTGTTACTGGCACCGTCCCCACGAGATAAAGCCATATTGATGTACACCTGGGAGGACGCTACATCTGAGTTCCATTTTGAGTTCGGGAGCCGGATGTACTGGGCGAAGTTCGACCTATCAAAACTTGAAGACGAACAACGCGCCCTACTCAAAAGTGATGATCACGACGACCAACTGATGAATGATCGCCAGGCACGCGACAAGGTTCTGGAGTCGGTTTGCGCATTGAAGCTGATCGCCAACTGTAATTTCCAGGCGCTGTACAAACAGGTGAACGATATAACCGGCGACGCTTGGTTCTATTTCCAGGTGGATACACCCAGCGACAACGCACCCGAAAAACATACGTTTACCCCTAAACAGATTTCCTCAAGCAGCGAATTCAAGGCGCGCCTCATGAACGCCAGCGCGAGTTGGCTCGGTACCCAAAAGCACCTGGACCAAATCATCGTCCGTCAGACCGAACGCTTAAAAACAGTCGAGACAATCGACTTCCTTGGGTACAGCAAAGAGCACAAAGCCTACATCTTCAACGACATAGCGGTTCAGGGTGGGAACGTCTACAAGGCCAACGACGAGGACTACTTTGAGTTCGGCCAAGTCCGCGTCAAGTGCTTGATGAAGTCGATCAAGATCAATATGGCCAGCGCTTCGAAGGGCTATCGCGACGACTGGCTACCGAATCTTTGGTTGTGTTTCGGTGAAAAGGGCCTGGTAGCGCTGACGTATTGGTTCGGCTCCCTGTTCGCAGAGCAGATCCGTGCCGACTATGAAAGTTTTCCGTTCCTGGAGATGTCCGGCGAACCGGACTCAGGCAAAACCACGCTGATCAAATTTCTGTGGAAATTGTTCGGTCGCCTCTATGAGGGTTTCGACCCGGCCAAGGGCTCTATTTCAGGCCGTAGCCGAGCAATGGGCCAGGTGTCGAACATACCGTTGGTATTGCTTGAGGCAGACCGTAATACCGATGCGGAGAATGCCAAATCGTTCGAGTGGGACGAGTTCAAGGACTACTACGGTGGCGGTCTGCTTCGAACCCGTGGCGTTAAAAACAACAGCAACGACACCTACGAACCGCCATTTCGTGCGTCCATCGTCATCGCGCAAAACGCAGGGGTGTCGGGCCACGAAGCGATTCTGAGCCGGATCACAAAACTGTACTTCGCCAAACCCAATATCACCGAGGCAAGCCGCGCAGCAGCTGACTCGTTGGTACAGACAGAGGTGGGCGACGTCAGCCACTTCATGGTCAAGGCGATGAAGGCTGAACCACAGGTCATGGCACGTTTTGCAGAAATGTATCCGAAGTATCGGGCCGAGCTATGGGCAAGTAAAAAACTCTCTTCGGATCGGATCATCCGAAACCACAGCATGTTGCTTGCCTTGGTGGACTGTCTGCATCTGGTGCTACAGGTGCCTGAACATATGGTGCGCGAAACACGCAAATACATCACCGGGATGGCCAACGATCGCCAGGCCGCTATCACCACCGACCCACAGGAACTGAACGACTTCTGGCAGGTGTACGACTACCTGGAATCTCTCCCGGGCGCCCCCCTGGTCAACCACAGCAAAAACCCAGGCGTCATTGCCATCAACCTCAACCAGTTCGCAGAGGCCGCCCATGACCACCGCCAGCGTATCCCCGACCTCGCCACCCTGCGTCGGATGCTCAAAGACGGCCGGACACACAAGCTGATCGAGGCGAGCAAGTCTACCGAAAGCGCGATCCGGGCCAACCTGCAGGCGCGTACTCCATTGCAACCCGTGCCGCAGACAGTGCGGTGCTGGCAGTTCAAAGCTTGATCGAACTTGAGAACCTGGTGCTTCACCTGGTTCGGCAAGTGCAATCAACCGCTGCCGGCGAAGGCCGGTAAATGAAGGGCGCCGAGGAGTTACAGCTCCCCGGCACCGACCATCACTGAGGGCACTACCATGCAAGCACAGCACCAAAGCAGCAGCGAATTGAAGGCTACCACATCACCGGTCGAGGGCACGCAAGCGGCGCGGCATCTGATGGCTATCCGCATCGTCGGTACCGCGCTTTTCAATTATCAAGTACAGAAAACGGCAGACGCACGTATCCGTCTCGAATCTGTCACCTCCATGGCCCAACTGCTCGGAGACCTAACAGCACGTGAAGCGGCGCTGGTCTCCAAACTGCTGGCTAAGCCGATTCGATAGATCCCTAGTAGTTTCCATTCCAACTTCTAATAACCAAGCCCCGGCCGCAGCGCTAGACTGCCCGGGGTGCTCCAGCTCACAGAGGGTTAGCAATGAACTCCCGATCGGACAACGTCCTGGTATTCACCGACCTGCAGCGCATCACTGGCTACCAACGCCGGTCTGATGTTGAACGGTCGCTGATTGACCAGGGTGTTCGCCTGTTTCGTGGCCGCACTGGACCATGGACAACGCTGGACCTTATCAACCAAGCCGCAGGCATGAAGCCCGCCGCTGCAGAGCGATACGACGCCGACATCCTATGAGGAAAGCAAGGAAGCGGAAGCATAATCCGCACATTCCCGCTCACATTGACCAGGCCGCTCTCCCAGCGGCCGTTTACTTTGACCAGCGAAATGAAGGGGTTTGGTACACCCTTCACCGTGACGAAACGGGCACACAGCGCCGGCGCAACATTGCGCCGGCGACCGTTTCACTGGCAGAGCTGCACCAGATCATGGACGAGGCTTCCAACGTTGACCGGGGAACGCTCCGCTACGTTTGCGCACAGTTCCACGACAGCGATCGGTACAAGAAGCTCAGTTCAAAAACCCACGACGACTACTGCTATTCCCGCGATGTTCTACTGAACATTCCCACCAAGCTGGGTAAACCGCTGGGGGATCTGGCCGTTCGGAAATTCACTTCTGCCCTGGTGCAACGAATTGTTGACCGACTGGCGGATGAAGGTACGCCATCGAAAGCCGCTCACGCTCTGCGCTATCTGCGCCGTGTACTGCAGTGGGGCCGCAATCGCGGCTTCCTGGAAGTGAACCCAGCCCTGGGCATTGAAGCGCCCGTGGAGCGCAAACAGCGCCGCCTACCGAATCACCTGGTCATGGATGCTCTCATCGACCGGGCAATTGCCAGAGGTTTGCTGCAGCGCAACGAGAAAGGCGGCTGTCCCGAATACCTTGGCTACGTCATGGAGCTGGCCTACCTCTGCAGGTTGCGCGGCATTGAGGTTGTAACGCTCACCGACGAAAACGAGCTGGAAAGCGGAATACTGACCAACCGCCGCAAAGGTAGCCGGGACAACATCGTTCGTTGGACGCCTCGTCTACGCAAAGCCTGGGACAACGCTAAAGCCTATCGGGCCAAGGTATGGGCCAAGCGCAAAACGGCAATACCGATCATGCCGTCACGCAGGAACATCATTGTGGCCAGCCACGGTGGACCGCTTCGTAAAACCAGCCTGGACACTGCATGGCAGCGTTTCATCACCTTGGCTCTGCAAGATGAGATCATATCGCCCGATCAACGCTTCGCACTACACGACCTGAAACGGCGGGGCATCACCGACACCGTCGGAAACCGGGCTGACAAGCAAGAGGCCAGCGGCCATCGAGATCCGAAAATGATGGATGTCTACGACCTAAGCCTCCCCATCGTTTCCCCATCAGCCGACTGAGCAAGTCAAAGGAATCAACATGAGCTTTTTAGAGTTATGCCTCAACGGCGAAGCACGGAACTGTGACGTCGATACGTTCATTGCGCAGTGGCACTCAGGACTGGCCGGGACGGGTCTGGAACTCCATGAGCACCTGGGTTTCACATGGGAGGAATACCAGGTGTGGGTTACAACGCCATCAGCGCTGGAATCCATCCTGAATGCCCGTAGGTCCTTGACTGCAGAATCCCTCTCTTCGAATTGACAGGACGTCCGGCTTCAATCGGGTCCCGTATATCGAGCAAAACCCACGTAACAAGCGTTCTAGAGCCCCCGCCGCACGGGGGCTTTAGCGTGTCCGCACGTAACAAGGAATCCCGTAAGTCATTGATTTGTATATTTTGAGCACCTAGCTTGTAATCAGTAGGTCCCGGGTTCGACTCCTGGTGCCGGCACCATACAAGGTTCCAGAGAAAGCTTTCAAAATCTCTGGAACCCGCGAAAAACCCGCCTTCTGGCGGGTTTTTTCGTTTTGGCGTTTCGCCTGCCCCCCCTGACCTGCAGCTTGCGATTTCTTGAAACGAATCCGCGCTCCAGCCTGCCGCCCATGCCAATCCAGCTACGGTATAGTCCCGCCCCTCCTTGGCGAAGATGCCAAGACCAGTTTTCAGGATTAAGGGAACGTCGGATGGGCGGCAAACCGAGGCCTGATCCTTCTATTGTCAGCGGTTTCAGAGTCGCGTATGTAGAGGGTGGCCGTAAGTATTACTTTGATGCCGTAGAGCAACGTTACTACTCATGGGATTCGCTTCACGGCGAGTTTGAAGTCTTCGACCGACGTGGCTTTCACCTGGGTTCGGTCTGCCCTGAAACCGGGCTTGCTTTGAAACCTGCCGTCCGCGGACGAAGGATCAAACCGAACTGAGAGGTTCATATGAATTTTGTAGAGCTTTGCCTTAAAGGCGATGTGCTGGAAGAAGAGATCGACCAATTCGTCGAGGACTGGCACGAGGGTCGTCAAGGTGCCGACATGCAATTGCATGAATATCTGGGCATGAAGTGGGAAGAGTACCAACTGTGGTCAACCACCCCGTCGGTCTTACCTTTTGTATTGACTGCCCACAAGTACGGCACCTCTCTTAAGGACCAACTCGATCAAGACAAATTTGCGATTGCTGCGCGCGCGCGATCGGTCGCTGAAGCGACCAAAGTCGAAGCCTGGCTACGTAGCGTGGGCAAGATCTAG